CGCAATATGCAAGAAGAAGGTGCTGCTCTTTTAAACAAATGGTCACAAACTGGTCTTTTAGAAGGCTTGTCTAATGACGCTCAAAAATCTTCAATGGCTCGTCTATTGGAAAATCAAGCTCGCGAATTACTTCGTGAAGCAAACACAATGGCTGGCGGATCTGTAGAAGGTTTTGCTGCTGTTGCATTCCCAATCGTTCGTCGTGTATTCGCTGGATTGATTGCAAACGACTTGGTTTCTGTACAACCAATGTCTCTTCCTTCTGGATTGATCTTCTTTCTTGATTTCACTTTCGGTGATGATCGTGGAGCTCAAGAAGATGGAACTTCTATCTATGGTACTGACAAAGTCGGTTCAGGAATCTCTACTGGTGTTGAAATCGATGGTATCGGTGCTGACCGTGATCTTGGTGGATATAACTTAAACAATGGTTATTCTTCTCCAACTGGATCTGGAACTGGAGCTGACCTAACTATCGCTGCAACAAACGTGGCCGACGCTGTTTACGGTGAAGCTGAATCAACCGACAAACTTGTTCGTTTTGACCCAGACTTTGTTTCTGGTTCTACAGACTTTTGTGTTTTAACCATTGTTGCATCCAAACTAGGCCAATTGAATCTTCAAGACCTTGTTTCAATCAACATTTCATCTTCCGTAGGTGGAAATGGGATGATTTCTGGTGCTGCTACTGGTGTACCTTGCCATGGTCGCCTTGTTCGTCGTTTGACTTCTTATGATGGAACAAATATTCAACTTGTCGTTGTTGGTGATGGTACTGACGGTGATGCTGGAGTTGCTACTGCCGCCTTTGCAACCGCTATGGAAGAAGGTATGGAAGAAGCTGGAAACACTTGGTCTTGGTTGCGAAATGACAACTTTACCGTAAATGCAGATTCTGTAGGTAGTGTTCTTGGAACTGACCTTTGGGGACTTGAAGGACAATCTGAAATCCCTGAGATCGACATCAAGGTTGACAGTATCGCAATCACAGCTAACACCAAGAAATTGAAAGCAAAGTGGACTCCAGAATTGGGTCAAGACTTGAACGCTTACCACAACTTGGATGCTGAGGTTGAATTGACTTCTATCCTTTCTGAGCAAATCGCTTTAGAAATCGACCGTGAAATCTTGGAAGACTTAGTTAAAGGCGCTACTGCTGGTACTCTTTACTGGTCACGCTCTCCGGGTCTATTCCTTGATCGTCGAACTGGACAAGAGATTGGTGCATCTACTGCTGCTCCTGACTTCACTGGTACAGTTTCTGAATGGTACGAAACTTTGGTTGAGACCATTAATGATGTATCTGCACAAATCCACAGAAAAACATTGCGTGGTGGAGCAAACTTCGTAGTTGTTGGACCAGAAATCGCAAACGTTCTTGAATTCACAGCTGGTTTCCGTGCAAACGTTACTGCTGACGCTGACAAAGGCGACATCGGTGCAGTTAAGGTTGGTTCTTTGAACCGTAAGTTCGACTGCATTGTTGATCCTTACTTCCCACGTAACGCAATTTTGGTTGGACGTAAAGGATCTTCTTTCCTTGAGTCTGGTTATGTATATGCACCATATGTGCCTCTACAAACTACACCAACCATCTTCGGACCTGAAGACTTTGTTCCTCGTAAGGGTGTAATGACTCGTTACGGTAAGAAAATGGTTCGTCCAGATATGTACGGATTGGTTATCGTTCGAGACCTATAAGATTAATTAATTAATCTTCAATTCCCTCGCTCTTCGGAGCGGGGGTTTTTTTGTTTCCAGCGCACTATTTAGGGAGAAAGAAATTTTTATGGAGATAACTACTATGGCCGCACCTTACAAGAAAAGACGCTGGAGATTATGGGAACAGGAAGCTAAACGAAAAGCAGAAGAAGCCCAAAAACTAGCAGGGACAACGGTTGAGCAAGTCGTTGAAACCGCTGAAGATGTTATTGAAGCAGTTGAAGAAGCAGTTGAGAAAACAAAAGCAACTACCAAAAAGGTAGCTGAAGTTGTTGAAAAAGCAATAGAAGAAGCAATAGAAACAGCTGAGGACATTGTTGAAGAAACCAAAGAGGCTATCGAGGAAGTAAAGGAAAAGAAAACCGACCGTCGTAGAAAATCTCGAAAGAAATAAAGAATATTGTTGTTCATTTTAACCTCCTTTCCTCCGAATACATGAGTGTTCGGAGGTTTCCTTTACATTCAACTATTTACTTTGACGGAGGATTTTCGCATGTCATTTCCTGACTTAACACCCACTTCAACCCAATCAGCAATTACACTCCCCTCAACGGGGACTCTCACAGATGTTACTACATCTTTAGCAATTGGTTTTTATACAACAGACGCTTTTATTACGGGGGCAGTAGCCCAAGTCGCATACACCTATAAGCGTTTAGGTGGAGATGTATTAGACATCGAAATCACCGCACAGAACGTCTATAATCACTACGAAGAAGCTGTTTTGGAATACTCTTACATTATCAACTTGCACCAAGCTAGGAACTCCTTAGGGAGCGCTCTTGGCGGCGAAACAGGGTCATTTGATCACAAAGGAACCGTATCTGGTACTGACGATGTGGCACTTAAGTATCCAAAGTTTCAATTTGATTATGCATTCAGAAGCGCAGATAAGTTTTCATCCGAAGCAATCGCCGGTGGAACAGAGCCGCTATATTCAGCATCTTTTGATTCAGTACCAAAACAACAAGTTTATGACTTACAATCAATAGTGTCATCGTCGCAAGCCGGCGCTGATTATGATGGCATGGGTAACAAAAGAGTTAAAATTAGACAGGTTTATTATGTGTCTCCAAAGCAGATGTGGAGATTCTATGGCTACTATGGTGGAATGAATGTAACTGGTGATATGAATACTTATGGACAATATGCTGATGATTCTTCCTTTCAAGTAATTCCTGTATGGCAGAATAAAATTCAAGCCATACAATATGAGGATCACCTTTATACGAGAACTTCTCACTATTCTTATGAAATTAATGATAACAAGCTCGTGCTCTACCCGACACCAGAGAATGTATCCCCAGAGAAATTCTGGTTTAGATTTACTGTAGAATCCGGTAATGATGCCTTTACCACCGGCTCTTACGACAGTGGGGTAAATGGCATCAATAACATGAACACGCTGCCAATGGAAAATATTGCTTTCAATAAAGTCAATTCCATCGGACAACAGTGGATCCGACGATTTGCCCTTGCACTATCTAAAGAAACTCTCGGCCAAGTCAGAGGAAAGTTTGGCGGAAACATCCCCATTCCCGGTGACAACATTAGCCTTAATGCATCTGATTTACTTTCCCAAGCACAGTCGGAGCAACAGACCTTGAGAGAAGAACTCAACAAGCAGCTCGATGAAATGCTTTATGCTAAGATTGCCGAGACAGACAAGAACATGGTTGAAAACATGGATGCAATTGTAGGTAAGACACCGTTAAAGATTTTTGTGGGATAAGTAGATGGGCAAATGGGAAAGACCAACGCAAGCACCTCCACCATTATTCTTAGGAGAAAAGGAAAAAAACCTTGTAAAACAAGTCAATGATGAAATCATTGAAAGAGTTGTTGGACAACAGGTTTTATACTTCCCAATGGACTTAGACAACACAGAATATCACCCGATTTATGGAGAAGCAATCGAGAAAAATTTTCTCCACCCAATCAGAGTATATGCCCTTGTAACATACAATGGCGTTGAGACTGCTGATTTGGAAAATATTGCTTTAGATAAATCAACCAAGATTACCGTTAATTTTCACAAACGAAGATTAACAGAGGACCAAAATTTATTTGTAAGAGAAGGTGACTTCGTTAGGTTTGGTCCTATCTACTATGAAATAGTTAAATTAAACGAGCCTAAACTTCTGTTTGGGCAACCCGAAAGTCGATTTGAAATCTCAGCCGACTGTATAAGAGCAAGAGACGGATTATTTAATGCCGAGTGAAGAAGTACCAAAACATCCATCAACCCTTGAAAACATCGACACGGCAGTATTTCGCCTTGTAGATGAAGTCTTAGACCCCTACGTTAACACGAATAATGGTCGAGAAAAGGTTAAGGTTATCTGGTATGCTTCTGAGAGAGCTTTTCAAATCAAGAACAATAAAGATCTTCGCGATGGAGTTGGTAAGCTAAAGCTTCCAATCATAACTGTTGCGAGAAACTCAGTCTCCAAAGATGATAACTTTAAAGGATCAGTACAATCAGAATTCTTAGGTCATGGACACGAAGATAGAATTCAAATCAAAAGAGTTATAAAGCAAGACAAGACGCAGAACTTTACAAATGCAGACTTTAAGAGAGAAACCGATGGTCAAGAGCATGGTATCTCAACATCCAAAAAGGTTGTTTACGAAACCATTACGATCCCTCGTCCTGTCTATGTAAGTTGCATGTTTGAAGTTTTCATCAGAACAGAATATCAGCAACAGATGAATGACATATTACCCCTATTCATGACGGAGAGAAAGAGAAACTTTCTTATCGAAAATGACGGCTATAGATATGAGGCATTTGTAGAGCCTGACTTTGGAGTGAACAATTCCGGAAATCTTGGACAAGATGAGAGAATGTTTACAGCAAAAGTTAGAATCAAGGTGTTGGGATACATAACGGGTAACGCTCACAACGATGAAGATTCATTCATACAGAGAGAGGAATCAATTGTTGAAGTTAAGATTTCCAGAGAGCGTGTAATTGTCGGTGATTCAAAGCCTTGGGACAAGAGCGGTGAGAATTTTAGGGATTTATGACTTTGGGCTTTTATTTAACTATTTATTAAGAAAATAAATTTTAATAGGAGAGGATTAATGCCTACCAAGTTCGACTTTGTGTCTCCCGGAATTCAATTAAGAGAGATCGACCAATCACAAGTAACACCAGTACCAGAAGAAGACGGTCTACTTCTTATCGGTAGATCGAGAAAAGGACCAGCTATGAAGCCAATCAAGGTTAATAGTTTGGAAAACTTCATTGATGTATTTGGTAACCCATTAGATGGGGTAAAACGTAATGATCCTTGGAGACAAGGCAACACAGCTGCAGCATCTTATGCTGGCTATGCCGCTCAAGCTTATTTGGCTTCTGGCGTTGGACCAGTTAAGTTTATCCGACTTGGTGGACTTAATAATGGTACCGATACTGCAGGTAAAGCAGGTTGGAATATACCGCAAAGATCTCACGGTGGTGGTACAACAGCTAACTACAGTGGATCAATCGGATTATTTGTTGCACCTAGTGGATCATCCCCAGTAAATTGTACTGGTACTTTGGCTGCGATTTTTTATGTTAACGAACTCGGCATGGCTTTAACTGGTACCAGTTTGGATGGATCCGGTATGAATGCCCCTTCCGCATCATATTTTGTAAAATCAGCAGCAGGTGGAAATTTCACTGCAGTTATTGATTACAATGCATTAACTGATGAAACTATCACATTCAACTTTGATCAAAATTCTCAAAACTTTATTCGTAATGTATTTAATACTGACCCCACAGCCTACTCTGATACTGCTGATAGTTACTTCTTGGGTGAAACATTCGAGAGTCAAGTTAGAAACTTAACTAATGGAACTTCTGAAGCTGCCGGAGATTTAACAGCATTTTTTGCTGGATTAAATCAAGGATCGAGCAACCCTAGTGCAGAATGGTCAGATTTCAGAAGCGAACTTACTGCTGCTCAATCTGGTTGGTTTATTGGTATCCAACCTGCTCAAAAGAAACTATTTAGAATTACTGCGTTAGATGATGGGGAAGAGTTCCAAAAAGAATACTATGTCTGCATCAAGGATGTGAGACCACCAACAGCAACTAAGCCAGATGCAACATTTACACTTGAAATTAGAAGATACGACAGTGCAGGTTATGTTGAGAAATACTCAAACTTAAACCTAAATGTTGACTCTCCAAATTACATTTCTAAAAGAATTGGTGATGTAGTTCAAGTATGGCAAGAGGGAACAGCCGGCGCCTCTGGTAAGATTTCAACAACTGGAGTTTATCCAAATGTCTCTAGTTTAATTAGAGTTACCGTAGCTGCTGGAGTTAGCAGATCGGACTATCCTTTTGGATTTACTGGACCAGTGACCCCTGCTCCTGTAATAGTCAATGGTAGATCCGCTACCACTGCTGATTGGTTTGTCGGAGCAGACGGCGCGGTTCTTGGAAACAATCTCAGCGAACTTGTTGCTGGTGCTGAAGCATCTTATACTTCTTCCATAGAGTGTCCTACTCACCTTCTATCAACAACCAATACATATTTGGGCACAAGAGATTATCCTCCAACAAAAGAATTTGGATTAAGATATAAATTATTAAGTGGTCGTGATAAAACAATCGGAGATATTGGTATCAAACGTGCCGGTATCGATCCCCACCTAAGCGAAGCAGATGCTATTTCTGGTGCTTCCTACATATTCACTCTTGATGATATTGTAGCTACCGACGCTGCGAGTGCTTCATTTTACTATGAAGCTGGTTCTTATGCCGGCGGGACTTCTGTCTCTGCTGATAGTGGCTCTGCGCACGTTGCTAACGTAAACAATGTTAAACAATTCCAAGCTCCATTCTTTGGTGGTTTTGATGGAGTCAGTGTTTTATTGGCGAATCCATTCAACAACACACGATTGAATGATGCTACTGGTTACGAACGCCACACAATCGAGCAAGCTTTGGA